CCAGCGCACACATCTGCTTGAAAAGGGGCACGCGGGGCCGAATGGCGGGTATGTGCCGGGGCATCCGCATATAGCCCCGAACGAGAAAAAGCACGTTGAGGAGTTCGTCAAAAAGGCGGAGGAACTATGCAGCAAATAAAAAGTATCAGAGAATTGCGTTCCTTGCTGGACGGAACGGGCATCAAGCACAGGCGCGGCGCGTTTAAGGCCGGGGGCTTGCGTTCTACGCCGCCGCCTTATATTGTCTGGCGTGCGGCGGACGGGCAAGGGTACGGGGCGGACGAAAGAAACTTTCTCCGTCTGCGCAATGTGACGCTGGAACTGTACCACCTACCGGAGGACGACGAAAGCGAGAAGATCGTGGAGACTGCGCTGTATGGCACAGAGTACACGGCGGACGAGGCCGTGCTGGAGGATGGTTCACTGGTAGTTGTTTACTACAATTTTTCATTCATAGAGAGGAGCGGAAACAATGGCTAAAAAGGAAGAAATCATTTTGGGTTCGGGCGATCTGTACTATGCGGAATTTGACGGGGCGACCATCCCGGAGGATTCCACGCTGGAAGTTGAGGAAAAACGCGCGGGCCATATCAAGGGCGGTGCGTCTATTGAATACAAGCCGAGCTTTTATGAAGCGTCAGACGATTTCAAGCGCGTTACAAAAAGCATTTTGACGGAAGAAGTCGCAACCATGAAATTGGGCCTTATCACTTGGGCGGAGAACGTGCTGGAGGCACTGATTTCCACGGCGCGCAAAAGCACAACGTCGGGTAAGGTGACATACAAAATCGGCGGCATCAAAAATGCGAACGGCAAAAAGTATCTTTGGCGTTTCGTGCACACCAAAGACGACGGGAAGAAAATCCGTATCACTGTGACCGGGAAGAATCAGGGCGGCGTTTCAATCACCTTCGCCAAGGACAAGGAAACGACCGTTGACCCGGAAATCACGGCGGAGCCGCTGGACGCAGAGGGCACGCTGATTATTTTCGACGAAGAAGTTCAGGCGGAGTAAGGAGGACGGCACATGTTTACCTTGGCGAATGTCCCCAAAAGGTACTGGGAGTTTAAAAAGCCGGATGGCCGCACGCTGCACGTGGAGCCGCCAAAGTTGAAAGTGCTGTGCAAGCTTGAAGAACTGGCAAAGTGTGAAACCGAGCAAACCACGCATCTGGCGGAATGCGTGTCCCGCCTGTTGAGTAAAAACAGGGAAAAGGTGCGGATCACGCCCGAGGGCGTGCTGGAAATGATGGACACAGACCAGATGATGGCACTCCTTGACGATTATATGGGCTGGATAAGAGGGGAGAAAAAGAGCGCCCCAAACTGAAAATCCCGTATTATCCCGCAGGCGGCGAGGACGATATCCCGTATGATATCACCACACTGAAAGAAAAGGTCGTGGCGGATTATGCGGGGATTTCCGTTTTTGACGTGATGCAATTGAATGTGTTTGTGTACTGGACGCTCCTGCATGATGCGGTGGTGTACATGTACAGCAAAACGGAAGAAGGGGAAGAATACCTGCGCAACGCATGGAGGCTGGAACAAGTGGAGCCGGATGTGGAAAGGCTGCGGGAGAAGTACGGGAAGAAAAACGAAGGTGGTGGAATAGATGGCGGCAAAGACAATTAAGGGAATCACCGTTGAAATCGGCGGCAATGCCACAAAGCTTACGGAGGCAATTGACGGAGTAACACGAACCAGCATAAATCTGCAAGGCGAGCTGAAGCAAGTAAATAAATTACTAAAACTCGATCCGAGCAATACCGATTTGCTGGCGCAGAAACAGAAAATCCTTGCCGACAGCATTAAAGCCACTGAAGATAAGCTGAAAATTTTAAGCAAAGCGCAGAGCCAGATCGAGCAGCAATATGCGGCAGGCGATATCGACCGAGGCGCATATTTGGAATTTCAGCAGGAACTTGTACGAACAGAACAGCGCCTCGATGATCTCAAGGAAAAACAAAAAGAGTTTGGCAGCGTCGCAAAGCAAGTCATGCAAGAAGCGGCGGGCAAAGTAAACGAGTTTGGCGAGAAAATGTCGGGAGCGGGGCAAAGCCTGCTGCCTGCAACGGCTGCTGTTACGGGATTTGCGGCATTGAGCGTCAAGGCCATGGATGACGTGGATGCCGGACTGGATGTAGTGATGCAAAAAACAGGCGCGACAGGCGAAGAAGCCGCCGCGCTGGGTGATGTTTTCAACGAGGTGGCAACATCGATTCCGGGCGAGTTTGCGGACGCGGGCGCGGCCGTGGGCGAAGTCAACACACGTTTGGGGTTCACGGGGGATGCCTTGCGGGATGCAAGCGAGGCATTCCTGAAATATGCAAAGGTAAACGGCACAGACGTGAACAC